CTACCTTGTGCTATACTATCTATAACTCTATTAGGACTCTTATGTTTAACCACAAAATTATTATTAGGTACAGGCAGTAATACAAAATCACTATTTCTTACCAACTCTTTTTGTAATTCATAGTCCCATTCATACATTACTAAATTACCTTTTGGTAAAAAATGATGAGTTAATCTTTTAGCAGCCATTAAATGTTTTTGTGTTATACAATGTAGTGTGTATTTAATATTTAAATAATTTAATGTAGCTATAACTTCTTCCCAATCAACTAATGAAAAACTTTTACGGCCACCAAAATAACAAATATTTAAGTGGTCACCTGGTTCAAATCTAACTTCTTCTATTACTCTTTCATATGGGTCATCTATAATTAAAGCATTTTTACCTGTTTCATCAAATATCTTTTGTTTTAGTTCGTGGCAAGTTGTAGTAACTAAATTAGCGTATTTACAACCAGTATTCATTATATTTGTATTTTTTTCTCTGTCTTTACCTACTCGCCATTTGTTATCGCATATATCAAATACAAACTTTATACCCTTGTCTTTTAAATACATAAAGTCTTTTATCTCTATGGCCTTTGACATTATAACTATGTCGTCTTTTGTAGCCTCTTCAACTTTATCTATAAAGTCATCTGTTGGCAACATACATTGTAGTGGTACTAAACCTCTAAATCTTTGTGAAGCTCTTTTAGGTACTTTACCTGATTCTACAAAACCTCTAGCTTTTGGTAATAAAAATTTTATATTCATAGTTTAAATGTATTTGGTATTTGATCGCCTTGTAATATTTCTATTATTTTTTTAGTTACAATACTTTGCATTTCTTCACTTGTAAATTGACAACAACTTAAATAAAAAATATGTTCTCTAATCTTTCTTAAATCAGGATAATATGGATTTTCTATATTTTCTAATTTAGTTTCTGATAAACATTCACCAGCATTTGGTCCTAATACTATAGCAGGCATTCCTACTAATACTGATTCAATAGAGGCTATACTATTAAATGTAACTATACAATGATATTCACCAGTTCTTAATTGATCTTGTACTGTAAACCCTAATCTTTCTGATCTTCCTGCTTTATGTCTAATTTCTATTTCTTTATCAGTTAGTGTTTTAATCTTTTCAACAAGTTTATTTGTATAATCTTCAGCGTCACCACCAAAATGATTAAATACTTTTTGACTAGGTGGTACAATTAATATTTTAGGTCCTCTTTGTACTTTTTCTACTTGTAAATTTTCCCATTCACAATTCATAATTTGTTTAAATCTATTTTCTATAATATCTTTAAAATTTTTATTTCCTATTCCGTCTAGTAATAATCTTCTTGTTTCTTCATATGATCTATGATTTAATGTTTGTAAATTATTATAAACAATTCTGTGCCATTTTTTTCTTACACCGTTACCAAAGTAACCTGTATCAATGTACATAAAAGGTATTTCTTTTTCAATACATTTATGAATATGAGGTGATTTACCCAAACCTCTAAACACACAAGGTCTATTATCATTTTCTAAATCTAAATTATCATCATTCATATAAACACCATTTGTACCCAATGCCATATTTAATATATAAGGGTCGTGTCTATTTTTACCATTTTTAAATCTTTCTTCAGCTTTATCACTACCCCAATCTACACAACGCCATACAGTTTTGTTATTTGTTCTTTGCATCACTTTTGTACTACCTCTATTTGGATCGTTCATATTGTATTCTCTAAAAACTTTTTAAAATATAAACCATTTTCTATGTCTTGTAAAGTCCAATGACTTTCACCTAAACCATATAAAAACTTTTCTCTATTTAAATTTAAATTAGGATTTTCTATTTGACTTAAATGGCCAGCATTCATAGGATATAGATAACTAGATTGATGAGTTACAAATAAAGGTTTACCCTCAATTACAGCAGGAGCGCCTGACGAAGAAGTAAACACCACAACAGCATAACTTTTTTTAATCTGTTCTAATAAATTAGGATAGTTATTATCTGGACTATGTATAGTAATATCTTTTTTACCTTTAGCAAAATCATATAGTCTTCTTACATCTTCTTTATATGTTGGATATCCTTGACCACTATGTAATCTAATAGCAATTGGCCTTTTTGTATATTGTCTTAATAACATTGTAGTATCAATAGCCCATTGAGCAGCATTCTTTCCAAAAGCAGAATAACCACCACTACCTCTATTACAACTTATATAAATTTGGTCGCCTGATTTATTATATTCTTTAACACCTATCTTTAATCTATCTTTCATTGTATTCCATCTTTCAGGTGAGGGATAATGATTAAAGTATTTTGCTTTATCAGGATAAACATTACCAAAAGCAATTCTAACATAAGAAGTTAGGGGGTGATGTTTTACTTTTTCATATGAAACCAAAACATTACTATCATAATAAAATATTTTACCAGGTGGTTCATATCTGTTTATTATTTTTTTTCTTAAATCTAAACCAGGTCTACTTCTAGGTACATCCCTTTGATAATTAAAACAAAAGGCATAATCGCCATTTGACATTTCATAGTTTTCTACTAGATTGGCTCTCCAATCTTTATCTTTTATTCTATTTACACCATCATAAAAGGCCTTCATTAAATCATATTTAAATCCACCCATAGCTGTAGTTTTACTATAAACGTCAATTACATTCATTACATATCAATCTTTGTTGTTTCTTTAAATGTATCAAGCCATTCTTCACTATAATGACAATCTTTATAATTTTTAAAATAAGGACCACCTTCGGTATAATGTACTAACTTGGCGTGTGTATTATATTCATATTCGCCAACTAAATGATTCCATTCTACATCTATATGACCAATCAAGTCTTCACTTTCTAACCATTTAAATTGATGAAGTTCTAAACCACTAGCACTATTAACATAATCTGGTGTTAATGCAGTACATTTAGCATTATTAAAAATCATCATACTTGACCAATTCTTTTTAGGATATGGTGTTTGTGGTTGATTCATAAACTTAATGGTACTATTAGGAGTGTAATCGTGTTGTACACATTGAACGGCATACTTTGTAGTTCTTTGTCGCCATAATAAAGATATATCAGCACGAGCCAACATATCACAATCCATAAAGATAGCGTGGCCAGAATAATTACAAAGATAAGGTACCAAAAATCTACTAAATGCAAAGTCTGTAGATTGTATTGGTAATCTTTCTCTTACAAATACATCTTTTATATTTTGTAATCGTATTGGTGTAATTGCTATAGGTTGTGTTGAGTGTTTTAATAAACTATGACTTAATACACTAAAGGCTACCTTTTCATTATCATCATATCCTATAAAGACTCTTATCATATACCCTCAACTAAAAATGATTCTGTCATATGTGCTGTATTTACATCACTATTAATTGTAACTTTTTCATTTACTTTATGACCTTGACTTTCTCTTTCAATATCATTATGGTCAAACTCAGCCCAATACAACTCAAACGCCACACCGTCTTCTAATCCTATAAACTCGTGGAATAAACCAGGTTTAACTCTTGTAAAATCACCTGCGTTTAATATTGTTTCATCAATTAAGCCTTCTTGTTTGCCTTGTTGCCATACTCTAACCATCATCTTACCTGATTCAACATAAAAACCATTCCATTTGTATTTGTGTCTATGTTTAGAACAAGCAACATCTTTTTTATATTCTATTCTGTGAAACTCTAACACACCATTAGCGTGAATTAGTTCCGTTTTACCCCAAATTTTTCCTGCTTTCATTTTAACATCACTCCTGCATCTTTTCGTTTTTTACCTTTTAAATGGTCAGCATACTCACTCATTGGAGTATCTGGCCAAGGATTACCAACCTTTTTAACAACTGGTGCCAAATTAAATTGTGGTTCACCAATCATCCATTTTTTTCTAACACAATCCCAAACATAACTATCGTGCCATTCTCTTTCTTGGAACAATAAGTCTTTAGTATAGTGTTCTCTTAATTTATATATAAACCTTTTTGTAGCAGGCTTTGTAAGATTATAACCTACAAAACCACATTCACTATAATAAGTAGGCCTGTCTATAAAAGATAGACAATAATCTTGTGGTAGAAACTTGTTTATGACTTCTTGTTCGGTAATTCTTTTTTTAAATACTGTATCAGCGTCAACCCAAAATACATAATCATAATCACAATCAAGCATTAAATGTGTTTTAGCAAATATCTTATAACTAAATCTTATGGCATCCATTTTATAATCAGTTACAGGTGCAATATCTTTGTCATAATGACTATCTATGTTTCTGGATAAGTTTCTATGAATAAAGGATTTTAATTCTGGATTGGTTTCAAATATGTCTCTATATTTGATGTTGTCTCTCATAGGGTCAATTTCAGGAATCCAACCCTCGTGGTAAATATAACAATCAAACGGCCAGTTATATGTACTCATAAACCTATGAGCATAATATCTGTAAAGTTTTTCGTTAAATGTTGTAACTAACGCTATTTTCATAACCACATCTCGCAATATAATAACTGTCAATAATATCTGTCACAGGATTATTCAATTTTTCCATATCAAAAATCTTTTTTAAATCTATTTTCGTCTCATTCGTAAACGCTTCATACATCTTTTCTTTGTCTGCGTTACCTTTTCCACTAGCAAACTTTTTAACGACACTAGGCACGATTGTATCATACTTATATTCTTTTTCAAAGTCAAACCTATATTTGAGAATACCACAATTTTCGGCAATTTGAAAGATGGCTTGGCCTTTTGAGCCATAAGAGTAGCCTTCAATGAAGATTCTTTTTTCTTCAACAGTCTTCTCCAAGCAACGTATGATAAAGTCCGAGAGGTTTTTAAATCTCTCAATCGGAGTTTTGTATTCCTTGTGTTCATAGCCTGTTATGTTCTTTGACATACTCCCTAAATGTTTCTTTTTACTTGTTAAATAGTAAAACTGACAATCTTCAAATTTAAAACTTATGTCTGCCACACAAATGGCAGGACTATTTAAACTATAATCAATTCCAATTATCTTCTTCGTTTGTCCAAGTTTCTTCATCTTCTAGTTCTTCTACTTCGTGTCCACAGAAAGGGCAAGTTAAAGGCTCTAAGTCCTGTATATCAATATCCCATTCTATGGTATATTTAGTTTCACAACTAGAACAAGTTTTTTTTCTTTTCTCTATCATTATAGTTTAAAAGATTTAAATTGATCTTTTTTTACGTCTTGTTTAATGCCACCAATTACATAACTTTCAATTTCAGTTTCTTGTGGAGCATTTTGTGTTGATCTACTGTTTAACCAATGATCGACCCAAGGTAATGGATTTGTTTTTTGGTCATAAACGGTAGATAATTGTATGGCCTTCATTCTTCTATTAGCCATATATTCTACAAATTGATGTAATAATTTTTCTGATAATCCTATCATAGAACCTTTAGAGAACAGGTATGTTGCCCACCTTTTCTCCTCTTGTACTGCCTCATCATACATTTTATAAACTTGTTTTTCACAATCTTTCATTACCTTTAACATCTCTTTATCGTTTTCATAATCTCTCCAGTTATTAATAATTCTTTGTGACATAGCCAAATGTTGGCTTTCGTCTCTAGCAATAAATGAAATAATCTTTGCTGAACCTTCTAATTTCTTTAGTTCACCAAATGCAAATGAACAAGCAAATGATACATAAAATCTTAAACCCTCTAATATGTTTACTGACACCATAGCTAGATATAATTTCTTTTTAAGTTCATACATATCAACTTTTTTAGGATCAATACACCATTGATAACCCATATTAATAAGTTCATCATAAGTTTTTGTAACACTAGCGGCTCTTTTTTCTATCTTTTCATCTTGTATAATAGTATCAAATACTTCACTAGGATTAGAATATAAGTTTTTAATAATGTAAGTATAACTTCTACTGTGTATTGTTTCTATAAAATCCCAAGTAACAATACAGCCTTCTAATTCTGGTAATGAACAAAAAGGTAAAAAAGCAAGACAAGGCCCTCTACCTTGTACACTATCTAACATAGTTTGATATTTTAGATTAGATGTAAAGATAAACTTTTGTTCGTCTCTTAATTCAAGGTAATCGTTTCTGTCTTTTTGTAATGATATTTCTTCAGGTCTCCAAAAGTAACCTAATTGTTGTTGATTTAATTTATCAAAGATAGGATATTTCATATTGTCATATCGTTGCACAGCCAAATCAGGACCAAAAAACATTAACTGTTTTGTGGCGTCTAAGTTTTTATCTTTGTTAAATACGCTTTTCACTATTTTATATACTCCTTGTTTAGTCTTATTGGTTTCAATCCTGTTTCTCTATTTAAAAACTTATAATCTAATTTAACTACATCAAAGTCTTTTTTTAACTTATCAGCAATTAGATAAGGATTAAATTCAGCACAACTATAAACATCTAGTTGCATCAAAGCAGGTACAGGTTCATCCCATACGTGTATTGCTATGTGACTTGTTTCTATTACAGCGACACCAGTAATACCTCTATTACCCTCGTTGTTACAGTATGCCACATAAGGCCCCAACATTATTTTCATATTAATTGAGGCAATAAAATCTTTTAACCATTCTGTTAACTTGTCCACATCTTTTGGTGGATTATTAACTTCAGCACGAACAATTAAGTGCTTGTGTATTAGTAAGCTATTTTTCATCCTTTACTCCGTAGAAAAACTCCGTTTCATCTCCAAAGGTTTGTTTTACCTTATCTTCTACGGAATATTCAATAGAAGAAACTTTAAAGTCTGGAAACTTCAAAGTCTTTGGCGTATATGATTTATCCAAAATCAATACTCTATTATTTGGTTGAGCAGCAAAATAACCGTTATTTAATTTTAATACATTAAATGATTTATGTTGCGTTGGCACTTCACTAAAGGTAGTATTTAGTCTATTTGAGTCTGGATTACAGCTATCAATCGTAAACATATATACACCCTCGTGCCATTTTCTACTAGGAGCAAAATACTTGGCTCTTTGTCCTTTTAATAATCTTTTTTCTATGACTGAAATATCATAACTAAAACAGTCCCATAATTCTAATTCTTCTAAAGGTAAATCACCTTCAAAGTCTTTTTTCCATACAAACGCTGATAATGGTAACTTGTCATATACAGCACCATATTCAGGCAGATATGTTTCAAAGTATAACGCTCTACCTTGTATAGACTTTACTGTTACCCATACGCCTTCAACAAGTTCACCGTGACCTTTTTCGTGGTCATATAAAAACTCTTTCTTAACATAAACCTCT